CTCCATCAGTTTCAAGAACATATCCGGTTGCGCCTCCAGTAATCTTAACATTAGAAACATCACCTAATGTTATTAATCCACCGGCTTCGCCGCCCTTATTGACCCACTCACTGCCATCATAGGATAGAACTTGTCCGTCAAGAAGATTGATGATGCTGATGTTTAAATTGCCAACCGAACCATTAAGTTGACTAAAATTAATTTGCGAGTATGAAGTAAGAACCTCAATATTCTCATTAGGCGTAGATTTACCAATGAACAGTCGTTTGGTATCGGTTGCCCAACCAAATTCAGCATCGTCTAGCTGCGGTAAATCGACCAGGTTACCCGATCGTTGTTGAATTTTAGAAATCTGTAAAATTGCCATAAGTGTATTTCTTTACCTATTCGAATACACTTATTTATGCTTTGTTATAAGAACTTGGTGTAGTATTCCTCTACTCGTTTCCACCAGTTATCTGACCAAGTATCAAATTCATTGCCTTCTACAATAAACTCTTGATATTGATTATCAGCACTACACATAAGGATTACACCCTTGCGTATCTTAGTTCCATATACTTCGTTGTGTGCGTTTGCATAGGCTGTCAACTGAAGGAAATAGTCTTCAATCCATTCACGCTTCTTGGGCTTGTTTGTTTGCTTGAAGTCAAGAATAGCTTCGTCGCTATTATGCAGTCCAACTAAGTCTGTGGTCCCAGCATAAACTTTAGGAAAATATAGAGATACCTCTGTACCCCAGAACTCGGGGCAGTTGGATAAGCCTTGAGATATGATTGTATGCGCCATCGTATGTGATTGCTTGCTATACGGATTGCTTCCGGGCTCACCTGTTTCTCCATTAAGTACGTAGTTCTCTAGATACTTATGCATTCTGGTGCCTCTTCCGGCGGCTTCGGCGGTAATCTCTTTAGCTTTTTGTTCACCGACTCTACGGCGCCATTCAATCAGTGCTTTCTTAGCTTCTAATGGTTTAGTTGCGTCAAGAATAGTAGTTACACTAGGTAGCTTCTCACCATCCGGTGCAAGATATTTACGACCTTCAGTAGTCGTTTCACGTTTCATTTCTTTATAAGGGAATTTGTTAATTAATGCCATATATCATAATAGCACATTGTTACAGAAAAGCAACTATTATGGTTAGATTTTCATTGCTCGTTTAGCCATTTGCTGCACAGTTTTATCACTGTCGCCGCCTTCTGGCTTGGCAGCAGTATCTTCTTGATGTCCCTTAAAGACAACCTTATCACCCTGAATATTAGTGATGATACTTTTTAAAGGAGGAACTCGTACCATATTGTATAGGTCATTAACGTCTAGAATAACATCATATTGTTGGAAATAATCTAGTAGTTGGTCAACCGTGTAGTTGTCAGCGTCTACTTCACCGGAGTCAACATCTTGTTGGAGTTGATTGGATAGTGCGACGATTTGGCTAACCATCGCACTATCCTGGTCTCTATCAAACTCACGCAATAACATTATATGTTATCGCTTTGCTCGGCCTGCACCGCCGATTGCAAGGTCTTCTTCGTCATCCATATCTGGGAGAGGGGGAAGTTCTGCGCCTGGTTCTTCTGCTGGTTCTTCTGCTGGCATTTCAGCATCGAGGTTAACATCAAGGTCTACTTCTTCTCCGCCTGCGGGCATTTCTGCGCCAGCATCAAATCCTGCGCCAGCTTGTCCTGTTAAGCCACCTAGAGCGCCTCTGAGTCCAGTCTGTGCTTCTTGCAATGCAGCATTCAATGCGCTAAGTGATTCAGTAGCAGTGGTATTGAATGCATCACTCTCATTGACACCGATTTCACTCTGAATTGAATCTACGAGAGCAGGAAGTTCTTTGACAAGCATATCATTAACGTCTTCGTACATCTTCTGTACAGAATCAATCATATCCTGTGCAGCAAGAATTACCTGTGACTTGTCTACTTCTTCGTTTTCAAAAACGATACGAGGAGCAGGAGCCACTTTAAGATGGTCAGAAAGTGCCTGTTCCATAAACAACATCTTCATATAAGATGGGCTAGTTTCCGACTTGTGCTGAGACGGTGATTGTCTTGATTCGGCGATCAAGCCTTTGACTTTCTTAAGCATTGTCAAGGTCTTTGATCTGTCTAGACCTGAAATGTCAAAGTTGAATGCAAAGTTTTCTCTAAGAGCCTTTGTTGCAACATTATTTTTATCTAAATCAGTGAGTTTCATAGGTTATTCTTCCATATTGATTGTGTAGTATTTATCACACATAGTTAATTTTAGGAGCTTTTGCCCTAAACTTTTGTTCCTGCAATGCTCTAGAATTATTTATGTAATTTTTGATTTCTTGTAGGGTTTGTCTACGACAAAAATTGTCTTCTTGTAGCTTAATAGTGTATATTAACTTGCTAGCTAAATCGGTTGAAGATTTGACCTTCTTTTTATGTACTGCAATATCAATTGCAATACTACACAGTTTTAAATCTAAATGTGCTAGTCTGCGGCCATCGCTATATTTTCCAAGATGATCAAATACACACCATGACATAGCAATTTTGAGACTAGAAAACTCACTTACTGTCATTGTTTTGGTTGAAAACACGGTATAGAATCCACGCTTATTAAGTACAATTGAATACTTATTGAACAACGTGTATCTACCGGCGTGTTCCTTAGTAACCAATATCTCTGAGATATTAGAATCAAGACCAGAATCGATAAATTTAGCTAATTTAGTTGCGTTAGTCATACTA